TCAGGACCGGTCATCGGGGTGCCAGCCGAGCGGCGTGCCCTGGCGGGCGACCTGCACGGCCTGGGCGACGGTGGCGGCGCGGGCGACGGCGTCGAGCTTCTCCTCGATCCGCAGCAGCTGGCGGCTGAGGCGCTGGTCGACGTCGCGGATCAGCGACAGCGGCACATAGGTGCGGGCGACCTCCAGCTTGAAGGCGGCCAGCTCGTCGCGGGTGCGGGCCAGGGCGCCGGAATCCGGCGCCGCCGCCTCCTCCGGCCGGTCGTGCAGCTGGCGGCGCAGCCCGTGCATCATCCAGAACAGCAGGGCCAGCACCGGCGCCTGGGCCACGGCCGTGAGGGTCGTGGCCAGGGTCTGGGGCTCCAGGTCGAAAGGCGGCATGCGGACCTCCTCGGGGGGATGCGCGCGCGGCAGGCCGGGCGCGCGAAGGCGCGGCGGGCCGGCAACGGGAATGGGGATTGGGGATCAGGCCGGGCGGGCGGGCGGGCGGACGCAGCTCGGGCCTTGACAAAGGCATCCTGCCCGCCGTTCCGTTCCGCATCAAGAACAAATTAACAACTATCCGCCGCGCCAGCCCGGGCCGCGCGCGACCGGCGGCGCCCCGGGCAGGCGGGTGGGCTCGGCCAGCAGGCAGCCGGCCACGGCATCCAGCGCGTCGTCGCGCAGCCCGGCGGCATCGGGGCGCCATTCGGCCAGCTCGGTGGCGAAGGGGCCGTCGAGCACCGCCGCATGGGCGAAGAGCCGGCGCGCCGCCAGCAGCGGGTCGAAGCCGGCGAGGATGCGCTCCTGCTTCGGCCGGTGGCTGTGCTGCTCGACAACCGCGCAGGCGGCGCCGGCGCGCGCCATCTCCCGCCGCAGCAGGGCGGGCAGGAAGCGGCCGATGCCATTGGTCTCGACCCGCACCACCGGCAGCAGCAGGGCGCGGGCCAGCGCCGCCACGGCGCGGCATTGCTGGGTCGCCGGGTCGGCCTCCGCCTGCGGGTCGTGGGTCAGGTAGAGCAGGCGGTGCAGGTAGTGGTGGCCCTCGGCATCGGCGAAGCAGGCGGCCAGCACGCTGCCGTCGCCGCGGCCCGGGCGGCCATAGGCCGGGTCCCAGAAGCCGCCGCCCGAGACCATGCGCCGCCCGAGCAGCCGCAGCACCGGCCGCCCCTGCGCCTCGCGGTGGTCGAGCTCCTCGCGGTAGCGGACCAGCAGCGCGGGATCGAGCCGCGCCGCGCTGCCCGCCATCGGCCGCAGCAGCATCTGCCGGCCGAAATGCAGCGGGCCCACGCGCTCCTGCAGCTGCGCCACGGCGCCGGCCGGAAAGCGCTGCGGCCAGGCGCTGCGCCCGGCGGCATCCAGCAGCGGCACGGCAAGCCGTTGGTAGCCCGCCAGGAAGGGCGCCGCCGCCTCCGCCACCGACTCCGCCTCGGGGGCGCGATACAGGCTGTCGGCGCAATGCGGCGTGCCGACATAGAGGATGGTGCCGCCCGGCGTCAGCACGAACTCAGTCTCCGCCAGGCGCTCGCGCAGCGCCGCGCGCTTGCCGGGCGTGTCGCAGTTGCCGGCGACCTCGACGTCGTCGCAGATGATGACATCCGCCCGCGCGCCGGTGATGTTGCCGAACAATCCCGCCGCCAGCATGGAGGGATCGCGCAGCGCGCCGCGGCGGGCGACGGTGAAGCGGTCCACCGCCCAGGCCTCCGGGGCGTCCGGCACCAGCCCGGCGCAGAGCGGATGCCGCTCCACGATGCGGCGCACCGTCGCGACCATCTTGGTGGCCAGCGGCAGGTCGGCCGCCAGCACGAGGATCCGCGTCTCCGGCCAGCGCGCCAGCAGCCAGGCGCAGTAGAGCCCGACGAGCGTCGACTTGCCGCAGCCGCGGAAGGCCATCAGCAGCAGCCGGGTGTCGCCGCCCGCCCGCCGCGCCTCGAGCCAGCGCAGGATCCGCCGGTGCACCGCCGGCGTGCCCTGCCCCGCCTCGCTGTTCCAGATCCAGACGAATTCGCCGAGCTCAACCGGAGGCGCCGTCATCGGGGCCACCGTCCTCCTCCTCGTCCTCCGCCGCCATGGCGCCGCGGGCGGCGCGCAGCAGCGCTTCGGCCCGGGCCATGCCCTCCTCCTCGCCGGCCGCGGGGCCGGCGAGCTTCAGCAGATGCTCCAGATGCGCCAGCGCCGCCTTGGCGGCGGCGTGATGCGCGGCGAAGGCGCGGGCATCGTCATGCGCGCCGGGCGCCGGGCCGCGGGCGATGAAGGCGTCGTAGTCCTCCACCACCCGCCGCACCGCCGCTTCCAGCCCTTCCAGCCCGGGCGGCGGCCTGCGCAGGCGCTTCATGCCTTCACCGCGCGGACCCGGATGGTCCCCGCCGCCAGGTCGATGACGTCGCTGTGGCGGTTCCAGGCGGTGACCGTGACCAGCCCGTCGGCGCCGACATTGGCGTGGAAGACGATGCCGGTGGTGGGGCGGCTGAAGGCGGCCTGGACGAAGTCGCCGGTGTGCACGCCGGGCAGGCCGACGCCGATCTGCGCCGAGCCGCCGGCCGGAATGGCCGGCGGGTCCCAGGCGGCCTCGGCCACCAGATCGCGCCGGCCATGCGGCAGGTTGGGCTGGCCGTAGAGCAGCGGCGGCGCATGCGCCGGGTCGCAGTAGAGCCGCATCGCCCGCATCTCGTAGTCGCGGGCCAGGCGGGCCACGCCGATGATGGCATAGGCCACGCCGTCGGCCACCCGCAGCGTCTGCAGCCGGGTCAGGCTGGCATCGGCGTTGTCGGCATTGCCCTGCCACCAGCGCGGCGTCTCCGCCCAGGCCATCGACATGCCGGAGGCGCGGACCTGCGGCCCGTGCACCGGCTCCGAGAGCAGCGTCATGGAAGCATCGAAGCACTGCACGACGAGGCGGGGATCGTCGCCGTCGGCGGCGAGGGCGAATTCCTTGCAGCTCCGCGTGTCGACCACGAAGCCGAGGCCGCGACCGCCGGTCAGCAGCACGCCCGCATCGGTGAGGACGTAGCTGTCCAGCGCCCGGAAGGTGAACTGCGGCAGGCTGGTCGGGCCGCCGGAGACATTGGTGGACAGGGCGGCGAGCTTCTCGAAGCCGGTCTCCGTGGCGCTCCAGCGGATGGCGGCGGCGCGCAGGTTGGGGATGTCGCCCACCAGCCGCAGCGCCTCGCGGTGGCCCACCGCCTGGTGCAGCGCCCGCACCACCGAGCCGACCCGCGTGGCGCTCGGCGCGTAGTCGATGCCGACATTGTAGCCCTGGCTGGCCCAGGCGACCTCGTAGACATGGTCCTGCGCGCCGGCGGTGTGGCGGGCGACGAAGGGGTCGCAGCCCTCCATCCGCATGCCATAGACCATCACCGCGCGGCTGTTCACCTGCACCAGGAAGGGGATGCCGGTGCAGGGCTTGTCGCGCGACTGCAGCTCGAAGGCGGGACCGTGGAAGACGTGGCGGTTGTGCGCGACATAGGCGCCGGGCTCGGCCGAGAAGCGCACGCCGAAGCGGTCGCGGGTGACATTGACCGACTGGGAATGGGCGAAATGCCCGCCGTAGTAGCGGACGGAGGTGTTCCAGGCGCCCGCCGTCTGGGTGCGGATGTCGAGGCCGATGCCGTTGTTGACGATGCGGCCCAGATGGATGTTGCTGTCCTCGACGCCGCGCTCGACGCCCAGGCTGCGGATGCCGATGGTGAAGCCCTCGACCTGGCGCAGCTCGACCACGCAGCTGTCGAGGTTGCGCAGCAGCACGCCGATATCCCGCTCGTCCAGCCAGTCGGCGACCGTCGCGCGCAGCACGCGGATGCCATGGTAGTACTTGGCCTGGTTGCGCACCGCGGCGCCGTCGCCGAGCGTCAGCGCCGTCTCGCCGCCCGGCCCGGCATAGAGGATGACGCCGCGCATCAGCAGCCCGCCCGAGGCGCCCGGGAAGACCAGCGGCATGGTGGTCCGGTGCGTGCCTTCGCCGATCTCGAGGAACTTGCCGGAGGCGCCGGCGGCGTTCATCGCCGCCTGCAGCGCCGGCCCGTCATCGGTGATGCCGTCGCCCATGGCGCCGAAGTCGCGCGCCGTCAGCCGCTCGGCCAGCTTGTCGGCGATGCTGCGCGGGATGGCGCCGCCGAAGGGGGCCTGCAGCACCGGGTCGCGCGGCAGGGCCGTCGCATTGCCGAGCGAATCGAAGCCCAGCAGGCGGTTGGCGCGCCCCGCCTTGTCCGGCAGCACCAGCGAGGCCGGCAGGTCGGTGGGCGCGGCGCGCAGCGTGCCGGCGACCTCCTCGCGCAGCTCCTGGGTGAAGGCGACCTGGCGGTCCAGCTCCTCGTTCAGCGTGGCGGCGCGCAGCAGCCCGTTCGGCTGGAAATCGGTGACGCGCTGCACCGGCAGCACGCGGCGCAGCAGCAGCCGGCTGCCGGCGCGTGGTGCGGTGGCCAGCGTCACGCTGCCGCCCGCCGAGCTGCCGGCGCCGCTGACCGCATAGGACGAGGCCGGCTGCACCACGCCGTCGATGCGCAGCTCCAGGTCGCTCGCCGCGAAGATCGGGAAGGGATAGACGAAGACGGTCTGCGCGCCATCCGCCGCGTAGTGGACACGCGGCGCGATGTCGCCGATGCGGATATGCTCGGCCATGCGGATCTCTCTTGCGCAAGGGTGGCGGGGACGGCGATGGCCGCGGCAGGTCCGGGGGCGGCGCTATTCCAGCAGCGAGCGCAGCGCGCCGCCGAAGCCGTTGCCGGCGCGCAGCCAGGTGGTCAGCGAGCCGTCGGCGTTCAGCAGCGACGAGCGCCCGGCCGCCATCCGCGCGGCATGGCGCTCGGCGCTGTCGGCGGCGGTCTCGGCGGCGTCCTGCCGCAGCCCGGCGGTGATCGCCGCCGCCGAGCCCTGGTCCGGGCTGACGCCGGCCGCCGCCATCCGGGCCCGCGACGAGGCCAGGGTGCGTTCCAGCGCCGCCTCGCGCTCCCGCGTGTCGCCGGCCTGCTGGGCGGCGAGCTGCTGCTGCCGGGCGGCCAGCGTCGCCGCCTCCTGCTGCTGCTGAGCCTTGGCCTGGGCCGCCTGCGCCTGGCCCTGGCGCACCGTGCCGTAGAGCGCGGCGCCGGTGCCGATCAGCGTGGCGATGGGAGCGAGCTGGGCCATCAGTCGGTCGTCCTCGTCTCGGTGGTGACGGAAAGCAGGGTCAGCGGCAGCGGCGTGTCGCCCTCGATGCGCCAGAGCGGCCGCAGGGTGTCGCGCCGCCAGCCGAAGCCGCGCAGCGTGACGTCGCCGGTGAAGCGGGCGGGCGCCGCATCGAGCAGCGCGGTGTCCAGCCGGCGGAACGGCACCGGCTGCAGCCCGCGGCCGAGATCGACCGAGAGCGCCACCGTCTCCAGCAGGCGGAAGCCGGCGGAGACCAGGCGGACCGGCCCGCTGCGCGCGCCGCCGGCGGTGACCAGCGGCATCGGCAGCGGCTCGATCACATGGGCGAAGCCGAGGCCGGCCTGCAGGCTGAAGGCCTCCGGCTCGATGCCGAGGCTGTCGCCGGCAACCGTCGCCGTGCCGCGCGGCGCGCCATCGGCCACCACCTGCACCAGGCGCCCCGCCAGATGGCCGAGCCCGGCCCAGCTGGTCTGCGGCACGGCGCTGCTCCCGGTCAGCCCGGCATCGACGGCAAGGCCTGGATCGAAGCGTTCCAGCCGCAGGCTGCCCTGGCGCTCGACCGCGCACCAGACGGTGCCGTCGATCTCGGCCAGCGACAGGAAGCGCCCGTCGGTGTCCTGCCGCGTCCAGGCGGTGACCTGCTCGGCGCGGTAGAGGGTGAGCGTCGCCAGCCAGCCGCCGGCCATGGCCACATGCAGCAGCCGCCGCGTCTGGTCATAGGCCATGGCGACCGGCTGCTGCACCAGGTGCCGCGCGACGAGCGCCAGATCGCTGGCCTGATAGGCCTGGGCGACGTCGGTATAGGCGTATTCGTGCACCGCCTGGCCGGAGCGGGCGACGAAGATGGTGCTGCCATCGACATCGACCGGGGCGATGCTGCGCCCGACCGGCGAGCCGATCCGCGTCTGCCGGTGCAGCTGGATCGAGGCGGGCGTCATCGGGTCGCCGGTGACCATCCATTCGGCGCCCGAGGTGAAGACCTGCAGGTGCCGGCCGGAGAAGACGGCGCGGATGGCGTTCACCTGGTCCGACAGCAGGCCGAACTCGATCGCCTGGTCGTCGAGGCCGCTGCCCAGGTCGAAGTTGAACAGGTCGCCGGAGCGCGACAGCCAGAGCCGGTTCGGCAGGTCGCGCGCGCCACCCAGCACCAGGCGGTCCTGGTGGAAGCAGGCCGAGACCGGCCAGCCGCGCGCGCCGCTGAAGGCGGCCTCGTCCCAGTCGGTGGTCGCCGCGGCCGAAGGCAGCGCCTCGGCCAGCTGCGCCGTGGCGGTCGTGGCCGAGGTGACGGCGGTCACCACCAGCCGCCGGCCCTGCAGCCGCATCGGCGCCCCCACATGGCCGGGCCGGAAGAACTCCGCCGTGCAGGTCAGCGAGATCGTGCCCGCCGTGCCGCTCGGCGTCATCGCGACCCCGGGCGGGACGAAGCGGAAGAAGGGCAGGAACACCCAGTCCCAGCCGCCGAGGCTCCAGCTCGTGTGGCTGGTCCGCGTCACCTTCTGCGGCGGCATCTCGGGATGCAGCAGCAGCAGCGTGTCGGCGCTCTGCGTCCAGGCGAGCTGGTCCAGCATCGCCGCCGTCCAGGGCGCGGCCAGGCTCGCCACCTCGGCATCGCCCAGGAAGACCTGCAGCCGCCGATGCGTCAGCGCCAGCAGATAGGTCTGCTCGGTGTTGAACTCGAAGGCGACGAGGCGCGCGGCGCCGGGCAGCATCGCCACATGCCGCAGCCCGGGGCGGCGCGTCACGCCGCCGGTCGGCTCGATGAAGACATTGCGCAGGCGGCGCGCGCCGTTCTCGAAGGCGCGCAGGTCGCCGCGGCCGAGCAGCTGGTCGCTGAGCTCGCCCGCGGTGAAGCTGGTCTTGATGCTGCGGCCGGCGGCCATCGCTCACCCCCTCGCCGCGATCAGCGGGAAATCCTGCAGCGCCCGCGTGGTCTTCTGCTGGCTGTCGGTCAGCCGGGCCTGGCGGAACTCGGCCTCGGCCAGGCGGTGCAGCATCTCGGCGCGCGCGCTGCTCTCGGTCAGCGGGATGCAGAACTCGGCGGCCAGCCGCGTCGCCAGCGCCGAGGCGAAGAAGGCGGGAAACACGCTCTCGTCGGGGCGGAACAGATAGGTCAGCGTGACGCGCGGCGAATCGGCATGCAGCCGGTTCTCCTGCAGGCGGTACAGCAACCCCCGGCCCGCGCCCTCGCCGCCCGCCGACAGCACCCGCAGGAAATCGGCGGGAAGCTGGAAGGCATGGGCGAAGTCGGCGACCGGCACCGCCTGCAGCCGCGGCAGATCCATCTGGCCGGAGGCGAAGCTCCAGGGATGCGAGGACAGCATCGCATCCCGCACCGCCGGATAGAGATTGGCCGCCACCTCCGCCTCGGCGCTGCCCTCGGCGAAGGACGCCACGGGCTGCGCGCCGATCTTCAGCAAGGCACGCGAACACAGGACCAGAGCGGACAGCGGCATCGGCCTTCTCCTCACTCAAACACCCCAACAAACACGAGAGGGCTCTGCCCTCTCGCGCTCTCCCGCCAGGAAATCGGGTTTCCTGGACCTTCGGTTATTCGAAGCAGCGCATGCGGACGACGCCCTCGGCATCGATCAGCACGGCGCCCTGGCTCATCATGTTGTTGACGAAGTAGGCGGCGCGATCGCCGTGCCAGGTGAGATCGGTGGTGATCTCCTGCGCCACGGCATGGCCGATGGCGGTCTTGTGGTAGAAGTAGCAGAAGCGCAGGTCGCCGCTCTTGGTCAGGCCGGAATGCGGCATCCAGGTCGCGCCCAGCCACTGCTTCACCTGCGTGCCCTTCCAGGGCAGCTCGCTGTCGCCGACATACTGGCTGTTGGCGAATTCCTCGATCTGCATCAGCTCGGACCACTGCTTCCAGCCGACCACGGCGAAGCGCCCGCCGTCGTCGGGCACCTCGGCCGCACCCAGCATCTCGAAGGCCAGCAGCACCTTCGCCTTGGTCAGCCCGTCGGTGTCGGTGGTGCCGGCGGCGGTGCCCGTCGCCTCCGCGGTGCCGGCATCGAGGGCCGCGATCACCAGCTCGTCGGTCTTGCGGCCCAGCGCATAGGCGCCGGCGGCGGCCACCACCTGGCGCTCGTCGACATTGGTCTTCAGCTCGTCCAGCCGGTCGATCCACTCGCCGGCGTAGTAGTCCTGCAGGAAGCACTCGACCGTCGAATGCGCCAGGTTCATCACCGGCACCTGGCCGTTGCGCGCCTTGGCGGCGGCGATGCCGCGGCCGACGATCGGGAAGACGGTGGAGGCGCCGCGCACCCCCGTCTTGCTGCGCACGGTCGGGCGCAGCTTGCTGCCCTGCCGCTGATAGGCCTCGTGCACCTCGGACTCGAACTGCTTGATGAAGACCTGGTCAATGGAACCGGACATGCGGTGTTCCTTCGAAGCATCGGTGGGAGGGGTCGGGTGGCATCGTCCCGCGCGCGCGGTTGCCGGCATCGGCTGCTCGGCCGCACAGGCGCGGACAGGCCGCGGCGCCCGCGAAGGGGTTGCGCCGCGGCGATCTCGCAGGCCGGGCCTTCAGCCCTGGCCGAACAGCTTGCGGAAGCCGTCGGTGACGCGCTTGACGTATTCCGGCTCGCGCGAGCGCCAGTAGCGCGGGTCGCGCATCATCCGGCGCAGCGCCTGCTCGTCGATCGCCTCCGGCGGCGCGGCATCGCGCGCCAGGCTGGGCTCGCCCTTCTGCATCATGCGGTGCAGCGCCAGCACGCCCTCGGCGGTGGTCGACAGCGGCGCGAAGACGCTGTCCGGCAGGTTGGCGCGGCCCCAGGCGGCGATCTGGCCGGCGATGCGCTGGAACCCCTCGGCGCCGCCGAATTCCTGCTCCAGCCTGGCGCGCTGCTTCTGCGCCTCGTAATCGGCCGCCGCCTCGGCGATCAGCGGCAGCAGCCGCTCGGCCGCCAGGTCGTAGACCAGCTGCACCTGGGCGCAGGTGAAGCCCGCCCCGTGCAGGCGACGGTTGATCTCCGGGTCGGAGCCGCAAAGCGGGTGCCTCTCCTCGACCGCGTAGTCCTCGGGTGCGGCGGGCACGCCGAGCGCGCGGCGGAAGCGGGCGCGCTCCTCCTCCGGCGCGTCCTCGCCGGGCGGCACCAGCCGCTGCGACAGCCGCTTCTCCAGCTCGCGATAGGATTTCAGCAGCGCCTCGATGCGCAGCGACTTGCTCTCGCCGTCCCAGAACTTCTCCGGGATCGCCTCCGGGCGGGTGTCTTCGGCGTCGGGCGCGGGGTCCAGCAGGTTCTCGGCCATGCGGCGTCTCACTCCTCGGAGGGGGTCAGGATGCCGGCCGGCGCGGCGAGCGCGCGGGCCAGGTGGCGGGTGGCGGCGGCGAGGTCGAGCTGGGCCGCCGCCTGCGGCCCCAGCGCCGCCACCGCCTGCAGGAACAGCAGCGTGTTGGAGGCATCGGCGCGGCCCTGGACGCGCGCCAGCGGCGAGTCGTAGGTCAGCCGCACCTCCCGCCCGTCCAGCAGCAGCGGCGGCACCTCGCCGCGGCGGCGCAGGATCGCGAGGCACCGGGCGATCAGCGGCGTCAGCAGCTCGGCCTGCAGCCGGCCGTAGGTGGCGCCCAGCAGGCGGGCGGTCTCGGCGCTGCGCTCCAGCACCTCGGTCGCCGTCATGCCGGACTGGCGCGGGGCGGCGAGCCGGTCGGCCAGCAGCGCGCCGCGGATGCGCGCCCGCAGGTCGTTCAGCACCAGCTGCGAGATGTCGAAATTGCCGGGTGCCGCCAGCGGCGTCAGCCCGGCCGAGCCCGGCGCCTTCGGGATGATGGCGCCCGGCACCAGCTGCACCGTCGCCGGGTTCAGCACGCCGTCATCCTCGGCCTGCCAGATGCCGGTCGCGGCGATGGAGGCGTTCTTCAGCACCAGCTCCACCACCTTGTTGGCGGTGCGGATGTCGGGCAGCGCCTTCATCACCGGGCCGCGGCCATAGGTCTCGCCCGGCACCTTCATCCAGCGGAAGGCGATGAAGGGGCTGTCGGCGAAGCGCCCGGTGGCCAGCGGCACCGGCCGGCCCTCCCAGTCCAGCACGGCGAGGTAGCCGCAGCCGCCGCGCTCCGGCCAGACCGCCTCGACCACGCGGTGCGGGGCCGGGTTCTCCGACGTGCCCTCCAGCCCTGGCGGCAGCACGGCGTCGGGGTAGCGGCGGCGCAGCGTCGCGGCATCCAGGGCCGCGGCGCGGTAGACGGTGTCGAGCCGGCCGCTCTCGCCCTCCTCCAGCACCGCCTCGCGCAGCGGCACGGCGGTGAAGCGCAGCGCCGAGAGGGCGCCGGGCGGCGCCTCCTCCACCAGCAGCACGCCGCTGCCGGCGACCACCAGCTCGAGGAAGGCCTGGTGCATCTCGACCGCGAAGTTGGAGCGGTCCAGATGCCCCTGCAGCGTCTCGGCGGCCGCCTCCAGCGCCGCCGCGGCGGCCGGGCCCTGTTCGCTCTCGGCCAGGGCGCGGGTGGGCGCCAGGCCGAACCAGCGCGACCAGGGCGGGGTCAGCTCAGCCAGCAGGCTGGCGGCGAGCGTCTCGGCCGCGTC